AAGTAATTTAGCTGGAATTTCGGGTACTTTTGTAGGATTTTTACTAACAGCGGCAACCGTATATTTAGCGCTACCTTCTGATAGTAAATTCAAAAGTTGGTTTATAAAATATGGTCATCATAAAATATTTATGAAAATTATTTTATTTGGAACAATATTCTTTATGATACCTATTATATCTTGGATTTGCGATACAACTGCTATGAATTATATTGGAATGTATGGCTTTATAGCAGGTAGTCTTGAAGTGCTAGCGGCAATGTATTATCTATATAACCTTATAATCAAAAATTCTTTGTAACCTAACTTAGCTGTTTGTTTGATTATAAAGTAATTGGATTTCTTTTTCAAATGTTTTTTTAATAAAACCTATATTTTCTGTAGGGCTGCCATCTATTTCAATTTGAGCACTTCTATAAAGCACCTTTTCTAAAATATCAAAGACCTGTTCGATGCCGTCCTGTGAATCTCCTACAATCTTGTATTTTTTGTATTTCTCACTTTCTGCAGATATTTGTTTCAAAACATCTGGAAAATTTGCACCGGTATGTTTAATTTTTATTTTAAATTCTAATTTACTTACTTCAATAGAATTATCCTCATTATATTGTTGCATATTTTTAAAAGTGCGCTCTGATTCGGCAGGATTATATGCCGCCTCAATAGCCTTTACTTTTGAAAACTTTTTAATAGCGTCATCTATGGAATCTACAGTATACGGAAAAAAGTAAATGTGATAATTTTCCTCAAAGAGAAATTGATTGATAATATCAGTAAATTTTCCTGATTGTTTATTAGATATTATTGAAGTCATACACTTGTTTAAATCGACATAGAAGAACGAGTAATATTCAAATATTACTTTTTGACTATTAAAATCTATTTCTTCAGGTGTATCATTTTTTACAAGTGTTAATTTCATAAATTTATTTGTTGAATCATCTTTTTTAAGAAAAGTCCCAAATATGTAATTGTCATCAAATGAAAGTATTTCAATTCCATATTGATCATCACGTGATTTATATACCCCTGTTTTTGGAAATCTTTTTGAAAACATTTTTCGTAATACATCAGTATCACTATCACCATCTGCAAAAAGGGTACACTTTGGGACAGTTTTGAAAAAATAAATTGTCTTTTTTATTGTTTTCAACGACATAAATTTCACTCCTTATATTGACATAATATGATAATATATTATATAATTTTGTTAGGAGTGAAAAAACTGAACACTTTTTATTCCTACTTGACCGCTCATAGTGCCAGCTGTGAGCGGTCTTTTTTTATTTTATAGTTTATTCAGAAACCTTTGCCTCACCTTGTTTGAGCTGTTCAGCTATTTTTACAAAATTAAGCATAGGTAATATAATCTGACCTGACGCAAAAGATAAAGATGTCATATTTATTATATGGGAACGAGCTATTGAATACAGAGATGAATTACCGTTAAGAAACAACATCTGTTCAAACATTTCTTTGTTGTCACCGTCGAATTTGAAGATACCTTCGACAACAATTGAAAATTCTATCTTCTTATTTGATTTTTTGCTTTTTGTTATTGAATGGATCCTAAGTTGTAAAACACCGACATAGGCGTCGTCACGCTTTTCAATAGCGTGTCCGACATCTCCTAATTCCAAGGATGTTTCTGTTTCTTCTTTTGACGGAAGAGTTACAAAGTCATTTTCTATGGTTAATTCAGGCACCCTTGTATTTAATAATTGTAATGTAGCTAATGAATCTCTTATATCCATAATTATTAACCTGCCATTTCTAAAAGAAATAAATTTTGAGGATTTTTTAAGTCAATTTTTGATAACTTTGAATCATCTGACTTATCTAATTCAAAACTAATATCTTGAATATTGTCCATTATATTGTCTTTAAAAATTTCAAAATTACAATCCAAATCCAGCTTTTCTAATATGTTACAAATGCTTTCAATGGTAAAATTATAATCACCGCTCTCCCATTTTGAAACCATTCCTTGTGTAACGCCCATAAACTTAGCAAATTCTTTCTGTGTCATATCTCTGTTGCATCTTTCAATTGCAATTCTTGATGATATATCAGAAATAATATAAGCGGCTTTAATTTCAGCCTTGGATAAGCTGTCGGCAAAAGTTTGAATAAAGTCTGTCATAGTGTTTGTGTTTTTCATTTTATGCTCTCCTTATATCGTTCTTGTGCTATTGGTATCGCATTTTTGTAATTTGTTTTCTGCTTTCCACCTCGCTCGTAAAAACCATATAACAGTATGGTACCGTTACTGTCTATTGAATATAATATTCTAATGTTTGCCTGCATTTTTATTCTCATAGAATACAAATTACTGCTGCCTTTTAAACTTTCAAAAATATTTGACTTTTTTAACGGTGCCATATCTTTAAATTCATTTAACAAATTAAGATTGGTCATAAACTTTTTAAGAAAAGAAGCTGTGTTACCGCTTTTTTTAATTATATCGTTTATATCAGAAAACAAGTCATCGTGAAATCTGATGTTTTTAAAGCGTTCATTCAGTTCCTTTTTTAGGTTCATCTCATTCATATTTTATGTTCCTTGTGAATATAATATTACTTATAGGTAATAAAATCAAGCTTTTTCAAGAAAATTTTGAAAAAACAATTTATTTTACTGTAAAGCCTTACTGACTTCTTTTACAAGACCGAGGATTTGAACACGGGTGACGTCGTTATTTTTGAACACTCGTGGGGGATAGTAGGGGTTGACTGAATGCAACTCAACGGTGTTATCGTTGTAAAGGATCTTTTTAACAACAGCCTCTTCATCGTCAACGAGGACTGCGGCAATCTGACCGCTGTCAACGGAGGTTTGCTTTTTAATAAGAATTTTACTGCCATCATCAATCAGAGGACTCATAGAATCGCCGTGAACATTTATCCATATATATTTATCCTGTTCTGAGGGGCAAGTGATGTATGTAGGCATATAGTCAACAGGCACATCCTGAGCTATCACTCCGAACCCTGCCGAAATGCTGTCATATACCGGTCGCATAAATACATTTGTTTGCGGAAGGGGGGTTGCTTGTTCCGGTGTTTTATCGTCCCAACCCATAATATACGCAGGAGTAGTTCCTAAAGCTTTACAAAGCGGTTCTAATACGCTTGTTGGTAACTTTTCAATCTCGCTGCTTTCATATCTGTATATTGTAGCTCTGTTCTTTCCTATCAGCTCGGCAAGTTTATCAACAGTTATATTTTTTTCTTCTCGCAATTTTTTAATGCGTTCGCCGATTGTCATAAGTAACACCTTTTTTCAATATATTGTTATTGACATAATGCAAAATAAGTTGTATTATAATGGTAGTAAGGGAACGGCTTTAGCTGTTCCGCTATTCAAAAACTAATTATTTTTTATAACCGTCTTGTATTGCAGTACAGGGCGGTTATTTCTTTATGGTGAACACAATAAAAAATGTGAAAATTACTATCACAGCTATGTATTCCACGCAATCACCCCCTTTCTCAAGGGAGTCGAAACAGCCGCCACCGTTCCTTTACTGTACAGTATTATAACATAACGGTTGCAAAAATGCAACTACTTTTTGAAAAAATAAAAATAATTTTGCAAAAATGCGAAAAATATATTGACAATAACTTACAAGGGTGGTATCATATAGTTGTCGCAGAAATGCAACACAATAAAAACTGGAGGTGATAAAATTGACTAATGTTGATAAGCTGAAAGGGGCTATCAAGGAGAAAAGATTAACCCCTGAAAAGGTTGCTGAAAGTATCGGTATCGACAAAAGTACGATGTATCGTAAACTTTCTAACGGTGGTGAGGATTTTACCATTAAGCAGGCAGACGCTATCACACAAATTCTCGGATTAACAGGTGATGAGGCACAGGCTATTTTTTTTAGTCAGTTTGTCGCATAAATGCAACTATTATATTAAGGGGGTGAGAAAATGGGATTTTTTAATAATTTATTCAACATAGAAAAAGCACCAACAGTCAACAAGACTGTCAGTGCACCTTATGTTCCACCTTATCCTTTAGAAAAAGATTTTTATACTTTTGATAAGGTAGAGTGGAGCGGAGCGTTACCACCTCATTCAATGACACTTTCTTTTGTACTTCCTTATTCCGATTGGTGCGAATTTGAAAAGTCAGACCTTTATCGAGATTTGGAGAATTATCTTCAGAAATTACAAAAACGAGGTAACCCGAATGAGAATGTAGGCACTCAAGATTGATAGGCAGATGTTCATTGTATGTCGGAACATACTCATCAACACCTTTTGCCTTGTGATGATAAGAATTAACTTCGTGGGTGTTGTAATCTTCGGTGTACTCTATGCCGTTCAGAACTAATTGAATGTCGGTAACAGAAATAGGCAGTTGCGATTTATTGTTAAGTTTATAATGAATGAAAAGTCTTTTCTTTCCCTGCACGCCTAATTTGTATGCGTATTCAAGCATTGTGATTTCCAAATTCACTTTGTGCGAAACAAAATAGTTAATCAGGTTTATTAAAGATATTAAAAAGCCTGCAATGCCTAAAATACCACTAATTATTACCCACATATAATCAGCTCCTTTGCTCGATTATAACATTCGCAAAAGATATTTGCAACACAATCAATAATACCACAATCGCAGTCCCATTAAACGGACTTTGCTGAAAAGAGGTGAAGAAAGACGGAAGTAATAATAATTTTAGGACTGCTAATGCTTTGCACAGCTTTTGTTTCAGCAGTATTAGCAATAAAAATAGTAGCCGCCCATTTGTATAAAACAATAGACAGCTACCTTGATAAGCACGACGCTCAAATTATGGATCTGATTAAGTGGGCAAAGGAGAATAAAAATTGAACAAGTTTTTAATATTTGTAGTGTTTATTCTCAACGCAATTATCTTACTTCTGCTGATTACAGCAATGCTTATCAAAGCAGAGGTTATCCTTTAAGAAAGAAGTATTCAAATAATGCAATCAAAATTGCTGATAATAGTGAAATTGCAATAAATGGCATTGAATATTTAGTAATTCCTAATATCAAAACTTTTATGTTTCGTGTTTTGTATGTATACATCTTTTTATCTAACGGTCTTAAAGGAATTCCTAAAGCAGAACAACAATCGTCATATTCTTTGTCGACTAATTTTGAAATGCTTTGAAAGTTAATTTTATCTAATGGAAGAGAAAATACATAGCTGAGTTTTCCGCCTGCGATAAGTTTATTATCGGCAATAATATCTTCGCATTTTTCAACGGCTTGTTTAATTTCAGAAGTAATTTCCTTTTTGTACAAATGTTCTTCAAGCAGGTTGAATATGGGGAAAATCACTAATTCATATCGTTCTTTCAGATAGGTTTTGTTCTGTTCCTTTTTAAATAATATCCAAGAAAGAACCAAAGTGCATAAGGTTGAAACTGCGGATATTATTAAAGTCAACCACGATAAAATATCATTCATATTTATGCCTCCTTTCATAGTTAATCATAACATTTAAGGTCGTGTAAAGCAATAAAATATCGAAAAGCAGGTGAGAAAATGGCAAAACTTAAACTTATTGACACAAAGGATAAGTTCCTTCTTGAAATTGACGGAACAGAAATTCCGTATGTTACAAGCTATCAGATAACACGAACGGTCGGCGAGGTTGTACTGCTCAAGCTGGCACTCAGCGTAGCTGATGTTGAATCAGTCGAAATCGTTTCAGACAAAATTACCAACGAAAAATAGGAGGCGAAAGTATGGACACAGTTCAGATGAACAAAAAAATCAAAGAAATTATGGATAGCAGTGATGTCTATTTGCTTTCTGAGGACGCCGCAAAGGCTATTGGAGTTGCTCCGCAAAACTTGCGTGAACAGGCAAAGGACGAACCCGAAAAATTGGGATTCAATGTAATTGTAGTCGGCACATCTATCCGTATTCCGAGAATACCGTTTCTCAATTATATTCTCGGTTCAAACCCGTTGAAAGGAGTGTAACAAATGTAGCATTTAAGAAACTATCCGACACGCAGAAAACTGCTCAAAGATGTGGAAAACCTCAGAGCAGAGAACAGACATCTCAGCATTGAACTGAGAAACGCAAGAACAGACCTTGCACTTGAAAAAACAGCGTCAAGCGGTTATCGTCACGAGAACAGAGAGCTAAAACGCAAACTCAAAGCCCTTGAAACGCCTGAATCCGAAGCATTCAATTTTGAATGTGTGGGGGTTGAAAATGCCAACGACTACAAGGTTGTTTGATGAAAAGAACATTTTGCGGACCTTAGCAAAATGTTTATCAAATATAAAGGTGGGAAAATATTTTGAATTACACTGATTTTATATCCTCAAACGGATACATATGCACTGAATCTGAGTTTGAAATTGCTAAGGCACACGCTAAGAACAAGTTGGCGGTTATTATCAGCCGATTTGGTGATGCAAACGGTGAACGCCTTGAGGATTATTACCTTGAACAGCTTATCAGGGAAGAACTCAGAGCTGAAAGAGTATCAAAGGCGTTGTTTGAAATGCAACTTGCAGGCAAAGAGAAATCCCGCATTGCTTAGGAACAGCAACACGGGATTAAACAAAAAGAAATTTAAACAAGCTCATTATATCATATTGAATCGAAAAATCAATAGTTAGGAGATATTAAAATGTGCGAAGTATGCAGAAGCACTCCGTGTAATCCGATGTGCCCAAACGCACCGCAAGTACTGGTAATGGGGCATTGCAGAGCGTGCAACGCAGAACTCAGATATGATTATACATATTTCAGAGATACAAATGATGATATTTTCTGTTCTCGTGAATGTGCCGAACTTTTTCACGGCATTACCGAGGAAGAATGGTCAATAGATTAAGGAGGTAACATAAAATGACCAAAATTACAGAACCCGTTAATTTGCTTGAAACTGCTGATATGGAAGAAGTAAAAAATCTGTCAACAGTTAATGATGCAGAACCTGATTCAACCGATTTAATTCAGGTAGCTCAGATTCCTGTCATCATCGAGAATCTCAAGCTGGTTAAATCTGAAATTGAGAAAAAGGTAAACACTGCCTGCGAAATGATATGTACAGACGAAAACTACAAGGAAATCAAGAAGTTGCGTTCATCGCTCAATAAGGAATTTGCGGAATTTGAAACTCGCCGAAAAGCGGTTAAATCGGAAATAATAACACCTTATGAGGCTTTTGAAACAGTTTATAAGGATTGTGTAACAAATCCGTACAAAAAGGCAGATTCGGCGCTCAAGGGCAAAATTAACGCTACCGAGCAGGAATTAAAAAGGATTAAATACGAAAAGTCTATGAGTTATTTTGAAGAATATAAGAAATCACTCGGTATTGACTTCGTAACATATGAGCAGGTTAATCTGAATATAACCATGAGCGTATCTCTCAAAAAGCTAAAAGAAACCATTAAGACCTTTTTGGACAAGGTTATGGATGACTTAAAGCTTATCGCAACGCAGGAGCACAAGGACGAAATCCTGTACGAGTATAAGCGGTCTTTGAATGTATCGGTTGCAATAACTTCCGTAACAGAGAGGTACAAGGCTATTGAAGAAGAAAAAGCAAGGGCAGAAGCCGAAAGAGCAGAGCGTGAAAAAGCCGAGCAGGCTGTGAGCAACACTCTTCACGAATATGAACCGTTTGTTGCAAATGTGCCTGAAGAAGTTGCTCCTCCGGTTGAAGAAATATCAGAACAGCCACAGCAAGATGAAAAAGTTCTGTCATTGTCATTCAAGGTTTACGGTACAAAATCACAGCTTAAAGATTTTGCACTCACTGTTAAGCAGTTAATCAACGAAAGGGGATTGCGCTATGAGTAATTATAATAATCAAAACAATCAGATTCAGCAGAGAAAGCCGAAGTTTTCGTCAATGCTCCAGACACAGGCTTTTCAGAAAAGTCTTTCAAACTCAATGAAAGACCCGAAGGAAATTCAGAAATTTACGGCGGCTATCACATCTGTGGTGAGTACAAATCCTGCACTCGAAGAATGCGATGCAGCTACAATTCTTTCGGCGGCTCTTTGCGGTCACTCTCTCGGACTTCCTCCGTCACCACAGCTCGGTCAGTATTATATGGTCCCGTTTAAGGACAGAAAGAATAAGCGTACAACAGCTACATTTGTTCTTGGCTATCGTGGCTATATTCAGCTTGCTATCCGTTCAGGACAGTATAAAAGACTTAATGTGGTGGAAATCAAAGAGAGAGAACTTCTTAATTGGGATCCGCTCACAGAAGAAATTACAATCAAAATGATTGAAGATGAAACAGAGCGTGAAACAGCTGAAACAATCGGATATTATGCTTATTTTCGCTATGTAAACGGCTTTGAGAAAGCTCTTTACTGGAGTAAGGATAAGATGAAACAGCACGCTATGAAGTATTCAGCCGGATATGCAAGCGATGTCAATAAGGGTACAAGTTACACTTTTTGGGCAAAGGATTTTGATGCTATGGCAAAAAAGACAATGCTCAGACAGCTTATAAGCAAATGGGGTATTATGAGTGTTGAAATGCAGACAGCATATGAAGCTGATAATCATATTATCAATGCTGACGGAACTCCCGATTATGACACCGATACCATGATTGATGCAGAAGTTCCTGCTGAAACACCTGAAATTTACAATTCATCTTCATCTGAACCGGATGAAGAACAGTTCTCTATTGATGATCTTGCAGAATGAAATGATTGATTTAGAGATAATAAGCACAGGCTCTAATGGCAACGCAGTCTTTCTTGACGGTCAGGTCTTGATTGACTGCGGAGTGCCGTTCAACAAACTTGTTGAGTGTGAAGTGGTTGACCGAGTTAAATATGTTTTTTTAACTCATCAACACGGAGACCATTGTAATGTTGCTACTCTAAAGCGACTGCTGTCCGAACACCCTTGTATTCGGATAATTTACCCCAATTATCTTTGCAAAAAGCTTTTTTTATTAGGTGATACCTCCTTTCAATACAATTCTTTCATAGTCGCTCAGGATAAATGGTACTCAATCAGCAATATTACTTTTTCAGCAGTACCACTTCGGCATGATGTTCCTAATATCGGCTGGAAGTTACACTTCAACACTCAACAGGGGATATATAAAGTTATATACGCAACTGATACATCGGAAATCGCTCATATAACAGCTAAGAACTACGATTTGTATCTTGTAGAAGCTAACTACTCAAAAACAGAATTACTTAATCGAATAAAAGATAAACGATTGAAAGGTCAATATGTGTACGAAGATAGAGTTCTTCGTACACATTTGAGCAAAGAAAAGTGCGATGAATGGTTGTATCAAAATATGGGTAATAACAGTTTCTTCGTTTATATGCACCAACATGAGGACTTAGTATGATTACATCAGCGAACATAGTATCTTATGACGGATATAACTTAATAGTAAGACCGCATGAGCGTATCGGCAGAGAACTTGCACAGAAACAAGTACATGAAATTGAACTCAGAATTGTTGACGGACGCACGATTTCTGCCGAACAGCGAAGAAAAATATACGCAATCATCAGAGATATAGCATTTTGGTGCGGAGATAATCCCGAATGGATTAAAGAATATTTCAAGTTTAATTTTTGCGGTGAATTTGGCATTGAATACTTTTCGCTGTCTGATTGCGAAAAAAGCGTAGCAAGAGATTTCATAAGCTATCTGATAGATTTTTGTTTCTACCAAAATATCGGAACAAGAGATACTCTGCTTAATGTTACAGATGATATAGGCAGATACTTGTACAGTTGTCTTGAAAATCGTAAGTGTGCAATATGCAATGCACCAGGTGAAGTTCATCATGTTGACAGAATTGGTATGGGGCGAGATAGGGAACAGATTGTACATATAGGATTAAAAGCTATATGCCTTTGCAGAAAGCACCACGATGAAGCACATCGGCACGAAAAAGAGCTGTTTGATAAGTACAAAATCTACGGTATAGAGCTTGATGAATATCTTTGTACAAAGCTGAAACTTAATACAAAAAGAAAGAGGTGATACAGTGAATGGCTGGACAACCAAAGCGAGGGCTTGACTTTGCGGCTTGGGATGTTCACTTGTTCGATGATGATGAGAGATTTGATGTGCTTATTGATGCACAGGGTTGGGACGGCTTTGGAGTATTTTTTTGGATTTGTACCAAAGCTTATGCAACAAATGGTTACTATTATGAGTGGCGAGAAGAAACCAGTGCTGCCACGATAGCGAAACGAATGAGCGGTGGAATTAAATCAGATACGGTAAATCAGGTAGTTAAGCTTTGCTTACGAATTGGGCTGTTTGATAACGGGCTGTTTGATAGGGAGAGCATACTGACCAACAAAATGATGCAAGAACGATATATGTACGCTATCGAAAAACGCTCCGTGCGAGGTCGCACAATAAATAGATTATATTGGCTTTTGAAAACGGAAGAAACAAAGGCTTATATAGTTATACCTGAAAATGAGCATAATCTCTCCGAGAATGAACATAATCTCTCCGAGAACGACACAAAGAAAAGTAAAGTAAAGGAAAGTAAAGTAAATAGAAATAATTATTATGCGATGCCGTCTGCAAATGCAGCCGACACCGCCGGTGAAAATATTTTTATTACATTACCTTTGAACGATAAGAGTAATTATCCAGTTTCAAAATCTGATGTTCAGCACTACAAAATTTTGTATCCTGCTGTTGATGTAGAACAACAATTGCGTTCGATGTTGGGGTGGCTCGAAGCTAATCCAAGCAGGAGAAAAACAAGAACCGGCATTAAAGGTTTCATTACTAAATGGCTTAATAAGGTCCAAGACAGAGGAGGTGTAGGATATGGATTCAATCCAAGCGATAATGTCAAGAATAATGTCACCACAGCGAGCGGAGGAAATTATCCAACGGGCGAGAAAGTCTTCTAAAGAACTCACTCCGAGAGAAAAAGCCGAACAAGAAGCAAAAGTGTTTAACTCAACACCCGGTAAGCTCATTGGCTATGAGTGCGAGAAATGTATGAACCGAGGCTATATTTACCGTGTAAAGGCAGGCGAAACGCCTTTCGGGCAGGTTACATATGATGTGGTTGCTTGCAAATGTGATTGTATGAAAATTCGAGATGAACTTCACAGAATGCAGAACAGCGGTCTTCAAAAACTTCTTAAACGATATACTTTTGAAAGTTACAAGACAACCTCAGATTGGCAGAAATATGTGAAAGATAAAGCATATGAGTACATTGACAAATGCTCTGATTGGTTCTTCTTCGGCGGTCAGCCCGGTTGTGGAAAGACACATATATGTACGGCTATTGTCGGAGCATTACTCAAAAAAGGCAAAGCACCTAAATATATGCTTTGGCAGGATGATATTACCAAAATCAAGCAGGCATCGAGTAATTTAGAGGTGTATGAAGCTCTCATAAATTCATATAAGCAAGCGGAAATTCTTTACATTGATGATTTCTTTAAAACTCGCAGGGGCGATTTTGTCTCAACAGCTGATGTCAATGCTACATTTAAGATTATCAATTACAGATACAATGAAGGATTGCCGACTGTCATAACATCTGAATTATCACTTGAACAGATTTCGCAGATTGATGAGGCTTTAGGCAGTAGAATTTCAGAAATGGCTAATCCGAAAATTTTTATTAAAGCCGATAAAAATAAGAATTACCGTTTTACGAGAGGAAATGAAAATGATGTCTGAAGCACAGGAGCAATGTAAACTCATTAAATGGGCGGATAAATGTGTGCAAATGAAAATACATCCTGAACTTTCAATGCTGTACGCTGTTCCAAATGGTGGCAGAAGAGATAAAGCCGAAGCCGCACATCTTAAAAGGCAAGGAGTTAGGGCAGGTGTTCCGGATTTATGCCTTGCTGTGCCAAAAGGTAAATATCACGGCTTATATATTGAGCTTAAAGTCGGCAACAATAAGACTTCTGAACATCAGGATAAATGGTTGCAGAATCTTTCACGGTGCGGATACGCCGTAAAGGTATGTTATGGCAGTACATCAGCAAAGCAGACAATTGAAAAATATCTGCAATTGGGTGATTGATTATGAAATTGCAGGTTTGTCGAAAGTGTAAACACGAATATCATCCGTGTAGCATACGGAAATGCCCGTACTCTGAAAAAGGTTTGTACATCTGCGTTTACTGCTGTAAGCACTGTAGGTTTTGCAAGCCCGTAAGCACAGGCTTTGTCTGTGAATTTGAAAGGAGAGAAAGCATTGAAAGCGAGAATACCCGTTAAGCTGAAAAGAGAGACTATGGCGGAGATTAACCGCCTTGCAGATAGAGAATATCAGAAAGTCAAGGACAAGGAAATTGCGGACGCCACAAGGCGAATTTTTAAGACGATTGTATTTGCTTTGTATAAGGATTTCGGCTTTGGCCGTGATAGATGCGCAAAGGCACTAAAGTCTATGACCGAAATAATTGAACACTCTGACACTGACGAAGTGTTTTGGGAGCATATCGACCGTGTGGTTATCGACAAGCTGAAACTTGAATTTGAGAAGCGGGACTACACAGACAACGGAAAAGTTGTTAATTTTGAAGGAGACGAAGAAAATGATTGATTGTACGAAAACTACAAACTACTTCAGCGAAAAGAAAAGAATGGGTAGACAGGCGAGCGGAGTGTGCAAACTTAGATGTACAGATTGCCCTATGGGCATGAGGAATAACGGCATAGGTGTTACGTGTTCGGATTTTGAATCATCTTACCCTGAACAAGCAATCGAAGTTGTTCAGAGGTGGAGCAATGCGTATCCGCAAAAGACATTTCTTACGGAGTTCTTGAAGAACTATCCGAACGCTCAGCTTAGAATAGACGGAATACCTAAAGGTGCATGTCCGTACAACTTAGGACTGATGAGTCTGAATGATTGCAGAAAAAACGGTAACTGCGTAAAATGCTGGAATCAGCCTATTGAGGACGGTGAAGAGTAATGGACTTAGAAAAGGTTGCTATAATGCGACTTCGTGACGGAGCAGAAATAAGTAAACGCTACTATGATAAACCGCTTATGCTTTGTTACTCAGGTGGCAAAGATAGCGACATTATTTTAGATTTAGCGATTAAATCGGGTATAGACTTTGAAGCTCAACATAGTCACACAACGGCTGATGCTCCCGAAACAGTTTACCACATACGCAATAAATTTAATGAGTTGGAATCTAAAGGCATAAAATGCAACATTGATATGCCAAGATACAAGGGTAAGCCGACATCTATGTGGTCACTGATAGTGCAAAAAGGTATTCCACCCACAAGGTTAGTAAGATATTGTTGTGCAATTCTGAAAGAAACAGGCGGTAAGAATCGTGCTATTGCCACAGGAGTGCGAAGAGCCGAAAGCACGAAAAGACGGTCGAAGGGAATAATCGAAACTTATTCTTCTAATCTGTCAAATAGAATTGTCCTTAACAATGACAATGACGATAAGAGGCAGATAGTTGAGCATTGTCAGTTACAAGGGAAGATAATCTTCAACCCTATTTGTGATTGGTCGGATAGTGATGTTAGGGAGTACATCAACCAAGAACACATTAATCTTAATCCGTTATACAGTTGTGGATTTGACCGTGTTGGATGCATTGGCTGTCCAATGGTAAGTAAGAAGAGATTTGCGGAATTTGCACGATATCCCAAGTACCGAAATTTGTATATAAGAGCATTCGACAAGATGCTTGAAGTGAGAAAGCAAAGAGGCAAAGCTACACAACACGCTAATGGACTTGAGGTTTATCACTGGTGGATGCAGGATGGTGTTTTACCGGGGCAATTAAGTTTTGACGGAGAGGATTGGTGAAGAGCGATGATTGAAAAAGAATTAAAAATCCGTGATTTTTGCGGTGACTATGCTTTGGATATACCGTTCGCAGACGGTAGTGTAAACACGATATACTTTAATTCAAAACGAAATGCCGAAACAGTTAAGCATATTATCGAAGTTGACGGTAGTAAACCCAATCATGCTACGGTGTGTGAAATGGAAGAAATCAGGCACGGAAAGTGGGAATACGACAGCGGGGATGTCGGTTATGCAATTTATTTATGTTCTGAGTGTGGTAATTTTATTGCTCTTTATGCGGGCGTTTTTAGCGAGGGTATTGATTTGTATCCATATTGCCCTTACTGCGGAGCAAAAATGGATAAGGAGTGAAAATAATGACAAGAACTGAATTTGAAAAGTATTTAGGTAAGGATGTAACAATTACTCTGTATGATGGAGCGATATACGCAGGCATATTACACCAAACTGGCGAAAAAGCTTTTGCGGACAATCCTAATTTATCAGTGCCGTTAAATTTTTATTTTTGTATTGATGAGAATAATGAAGTAGTTAAAAATACTGTATTTAGAGTGTCGCATATCCAGAAAATCAGCTGCAATGAAAAGTTAAGAATGACAAATTTTGAAAGGATTAAATCAATGAGTATTGATGAAATGGCTCGAAGTTGTATAGACTTTTTCAGTTGCCCGTACGGAACTCCGTATGTCGGTTGTCCTATGGAAAAGCGATTCAATAACAGCTGTATTGACTGCACAAAACATTGGCTTGAAAGTGAGGTAGAAGAATGAGAGACATTAAAAATATTACCGTTAATTACGATAACGGCGAAATAGAAACCTTAAATAAAGGTGTAGTTGTTGGTTTTGATGAAATCGACAACGAAGAAGAAACTATCAAGGTCAGCTATCGTATGTGCGATATTAAAGGCAAGGATTTGTATTTGATTGTAAACGCTGTTATTGCGTTGGCACAGAAACTTGGTATGCTTGACGAGGAGGAGCGTGATGCGGATTGACGGTTAAAGATTATTTATATTCGGTCAGGGTTTCGGATAAGCTGATCAGAACGAAAGAACACGAGCTGTCGAAACTTAGGCTGAATATTGCACAGGTATCGGTTAAGCAAAACGAACCTGTTAAGACATCGGGAGTTAATGACCCTATGCGGATTGTTGACAGGATTGCAGACCTACAGGCTGAAATCAATCGGGAGATTGACAATCTTGTACGGTTGAAAACTGAAATTCGCAGTAAAATCAACGCACTTGATGATTACCGTTACATTGCGATTTTGACCGAGTATTACATAAATTGTCATCGGTGGGAAGATATTGCAGAGTGTATGGAAATGAGCGTAAGGCATACCCTGAGGTTGCACGGCGAAGCGTTACAGGCATTCCGAAAAAAGTTCGATTTTTCGTAAAATTATTTTAAAATGTCATTGAATGTCACCCTTACCCTGCGTATAATGGTATTATGAAAGTTTGACAAACAGGACATATGTGAAACTCTCCTAAGATAAAAATTGCACAGACCGCTCTCGTTTGAGGGCGGTTTTGTGTTGTGTGTGGTTATTTTATACAAATTATTACTTTCTTAATTGTGCGGTTTACAGAAAAATGTAAAATTCGTTGAATTGTGTCAAATAATATGATAGATTAGTGGTATATAATAACTAAGGAGAGCTACATATGAGCGAAGAAAGTAAGGCAAAAACCTGTTTTGTTATAATGCCTATATCAGATCAGCCGAAATACCCTGCAGGTCATTTTGACAAAATATACGAACAGATAATTGTTCCTGCTGTCAAAGAAGCAGGATTTGAACCTATAAGAGCAGATAGCAATCAAATATGTGATTCGATAATGCAAAAAATTTTGAAAAATTTAGTTGAATGTGATATGGCAATTTGCGATTTAAGTTCAAGAAATCCGAATGTTATGTATGAATTAGGAATTCGACAAGCCTATGGTAAAAAAGTAGTTTTGATACAGGACGATGCTACTGATAAAATTTTTGATGTAGCAGGAATAAATACTGTTTTTTATAAGAGAGATAGGTTGTATGAAAATGTTATTAAGGCAAAAGATGATATTGCTAATGCGATAAAGGAAACTTATGAAAATGGTTCATTTTCGTTAATGAGTATAGCAAATTTAGAAAATGCAACTGTAGATAATTCCAAAGTTGATGAGGTCGTTTTCGATAGATTTATGATGAAATCAATATATTCAAAGTTAGATGCTATTGAAGATTCAATAAGAATGTTTTCTAATACGCCAAATGTTAGTGACGAATTAAATGTTGACCTTAATAATCGTGAATTTGCAAGCTTGCTTATGGAATGTCGATATGCATTGAGAAACAATCCCAATAATCTTGATTTACTTATTTCCTGTTATCAAAAATTGTTGAGAGTTAATAGTTTATTGATTAACAATAAGGACAATAAATTACTTACGCCTAAAGACTGTTTGATATTAAGAAATACACTGGCAGAATTGAATGACAGAATTAATGATTTAACGCTTAATACTGATTAATTGAGAGTGCATTTAGTACTCTCTTTTCTTTTGCTTATTTTTAGAATTTTCAGACAAAGAGAGGTGATACCGTGAAAGACAAATTAAATGCAAGGCAGAGAAAGTTTGCGGAATATTATGCGCAGAGCGGTAACACCGTTCAGAGTGCGATACAGGCAGGATATTCAGAAAATTACGCAAACGCAAGAGCATATGAATTGTTGGAGAATGTTGGAGTTTCAAAATACATCAAGGAGCTTTCCGATAAGCTCAAAGATGAGCGCATTATGAGTGCAAAGGACAGACAGGTTGCTTTGTCCGACATTGCAAGGAATGACGGGCAGGACACCTCCGACAGAATCAGGGCGATTGACACGCTCAACAAGATGACGGGCGAATACACCGTTAAGGTTGACGCAAAGGTTGAGCAGTCCGAAAAGCTATCCGATGTGTTCAGACAGTTGGGTGGTGAGGGACTGAGTGAGTAACAAATTCCCGTTGTCACAAAAGTATATCGACTTTATCAACACAACAAATGTGTCGGCTGAATTTCTTGAAGGCACTACAGCCTCAGGAAAAACAACAGTCGGAGCAGGCGTTAAGTTTATGCGAATGGTGTCGCAGTCGCCGAAGAAGCTTCACGCAATTGCCGCCAAGACAACTGGTAAAGCCGAAGAAACCATTATTCAGCAGGATAACGGTATTCTCGACCTGCACCGTAACGCTGTCTATTGTGGTAACGGCGACAAGGCTTACAAGCTGCCGCATATCAAGTTTGAGGACAAAATTATCTATATTCTCGGTTACAGCAGTCGGGATAAATGGGAAATGGTTCTCGGTGCGCAGTTTGGGTGCGTTTATATTGACGAAATCAACACCGCCGATATCGAGTTTATCCGAGAGATGTCAACCCGTAATGACTATATGCTTGCAACGCTGAATCCCGATGATCCGAGCCTGCCTGTGTATAAGGAGTTTGTCAACCGCTCCCGTCCTTTTAAAAAATATGAAAACGATGTTCCTCCCGAGATTACTGCGGAGCTTACCGAAGAACCTGTACCGAATTGGCGGTATTGGTTCTTTTCTTTTGCCGACAATTTAAGTCTTACGCCCGAGCAGATTGAGAAGAAAAAGAACTCTGCACCGAAAGGTACAAAGCTCTATAAAAATAAAATCTTAGGTTTGCGAGGCAGAGCAACAGGTCTTGTGTTCCCGAATTTTGAGAGGGCAAGACATATCAAATCAAAAGAGTGGGCAGGAAAGTTTTTGAACTGTAACCGCAAGTCGGAACACTTTGTTCAGTTCACCGCAGGTCTTGATACCGCCTATTCGCAGAAGTCGCCTGACACTATCGCAATGACATTTTACGGCATTACCAATCACGGCAAGTGTGTTCAGCTTGATGAAAGAGTTTATAACAACGCTGAAATGCAAACACCTATTGCCCCGAGTGACACGGTGAAGAATTTTATTGATTTCCTTGACCGCAACCGTGATGAATGGGGCTTTGCACGCACGGCTTTTATTGACAGCGCCGACCAAGCGACTATTACCGAATTTCAAAAGTATAAGCGACAGCACGGCTGTGTCTATGACTTTGCAAATGCATGGAAGAAAACGAAGATTATCGACCGAATCAATCTTGTACTCGGCTGGCTTGCCACCGACTGTTATTTTGTGCTTGAACATTGTAAAAACACGATTGCCGAGTTTGAAATTTATAGCTGGCGAGAGGATAAAGACAACACACCCGAGGACGGTCACGACCATTGCATTAACAGCGGTCAATATGCGTGGCTGCCGTTTAAAAATATTATTGGAAGTGAAATAAATGGGGCTGATTAACAGAATGGCTGAATCTATCAGATCGGGAATTAAAAACTTTTTGCAGATTACTCCTGCAAGCGACAAAACAATTACCGTCACCGAAACAAGCAATCATCTGACCGAGTGCTTTATCAATCGCATTTGGTATTGGGGCAACAGCAGACAGCTTGCGGAGCTGTACAGGCAGATTGATACAAACAAAACTATGTTTTGGGCGGCAAAAAGCACAAAGGGGCTTGAAATCCGTAAAATACACACGGGCTTGCCGGCACTCATCTGCGAAACGCTTGTGAATATCGTAATTTCCGACTACAACGGCACAGATGTTACAAGTAAAAATTCAACCGCTTATGCAGAGCGTTGGGAAGACATTGAAAAGCAGAACAAGCTATCCGACACGGTTAAGCAAATGCTCCGTGACCTATGTGTTGTCGGTGACGGTGCTTTTAAGGTCAGCTTTGACACGGCTGTATCAGATGTTCCGATTGTTGAATGGTATCCTGCCGAAAACATCGACTTTACATATGTGCGTGGCAGAATCCGAGAGGTTAAGTTTTACACCGATTACACGCAAAAACACCGCCGTTACCGTTTTGAAGAAACATACGGTTACGGCTATATTCACTATGCTTTGTATGATGACAACGGCAAAGAGATTGACCTGCACACGGTTGACGCTCTTTCGTGGATTGATTCAAAGGGCGTTACATTTGACGAATCATATATGTGGGCTGTACCTGTCCTTTACGGCAAATCGTGCCACAAGGGCAGAGGTGCGGGCATTATCGGCATAAAAACAGACGCTTTCGACAGCCTTGATGAAGTGTGGTCACAGTGGATGGACGCACTCAGAGCCTGCCGAACAAAGCAGTATGTGCCTGATTGCCTTGTTCCGAGAAATCCCGAAACCTGTCAGCCGATATCGCCAAATCCGTTTGACAACCGATTTATCACCGTGGGCAACGATATGTCTGAAAACGGCAACGGCAACAGGATTTACACCGAAAGTCCGCAGATTCAGCACGAAAGCTATTTGAGTTCATACATTACTGCCCTCGACCTCTGCTTACAGGGCATTATATCGCCGTCAACTCTCGGCATTGATACGAAGAAGCTTGATAATGCAGACGCTCAGCGTGAAAAGGAAAAGACAACCCTTTACACAAGGCAGAACCTTGTGAAAATTACGCAGAACGCACTTCAAAGCCTTGTTGCAGTTGTACTCAATGCAGACGGTGAACTTAACGGCAAGGGTATTGTTGAGGGCTTGGAAGTATCCGTAAACTTCGGCGAATATGCAAATCCGAGCTTTGAAAGTCAGGTTGAAACTGTGTCAAAAGCAAGACAGGGCGGTTTGATGTCAGTTGAAACCTCGGTTGACGAGCTTTACGGCGACAGCAAGTCGGAGGATTGGAAAGCCGAAGAGGTGCAGAGAATTAAGGAAGAACAGGGCATTGCAGGCGAAGAAGAAAAATCGGAGCTTGACGATGTGGACCTTACCGACACAGAAGAACCTGACAATAACGCAGATGATGAAGAAAATGCGGAAAATAATGCAGAAAAAACCGAAAGCAATCCCGAACAGAATGATACACAGGTAAACAATGAGTGATTACAATATCAGAGAAGCCTTTGAAAAAATCGAAGATGAACTGATTAACAGCATGATGAGAAATTTCAGCCGTCACAGAGCCGAAGAAACCAAAGAGGGTTACAACTGGACACAATGGCAGGCTGAACAGCTCAAAAGTCTTGAAGAGTACCGTAAGCACAACGCAAAGAAATTCGGCAAGCGTTTCAAAACCATTAACGGCAAGGTTGAAGAGATGATTCGCACCGCCAAAGCTGACGGAAATGCAAGTCAGGAGGCAGAAATTCTTGAAGCTGTCAAGGACGGTTTCAAAGCCCCGAAAAAGCCGTCAGCACACAGCACAGCCGAATTTTTTAAGGTGAATGACCGTAAACTTGATGCACTCATAAAATCGACCACAGACGATTTAAAGAGGGCAGAAACGGCAGTTTTGCGTATGAGCAACGACAAGTACCGCAAGGCGATTTTTAACGCACAGGTTGCAATGAACACGGGTGCGGTTACATACGAAAAAGCCGTTGATATGGCGTGTAAAGATATGCTCAACGCAGGTCTTAATTGTGTGGAATACAAAAATGGTGCAAGGCACACGCTCTCGGATTATGCGGATATGGCGGTTAAAACAGCCAACAAAAGAGCCTATCTGCGTGGTGAGGGCGAAAAGCGAGCCGAATGGGGAGTATCCCTCGTTGTTGTGAACTCAAGACAGGGCGGTTGCCCCGATTGTGCAAAATATATCGGCAAGGTGTTTATTGACGATGTTTATTCAAACGGCAAAAAGTCAGACGGAAACTATCCGCTTCTCTCAACCGCAATCAAGAACGGTTTGTTTCATCCGAGATGTAAGGACAGCACAAGTACATTTTATCCCGAACTTGATGATTTGGACGCACCGTTGTCTGAAGATGAAATCAAAGAGCTTGACCGTCAGCGAGGAATTGAGGAAAAACAGCAGTATGCACAGCGACAGGCAGAACGCTTTGACCGCCGTGCCGAATACAGCCTTGATGGAGACAATAAACGCATTGCCCAAACCCGAGCCGATGAGTGGCACGATAGGGCGAATACGCTTGAAGAAAAGGCAAAACAATTCTCACTAAACACCAATGAACAGAAATATTACAGACCTGTTTTTGAAGAAGATATATCAAAAACTTTTGAACGCAAAATTGAGGGCGAAACAATTACAATTGATACCCACAAGGGAAATACATTGTGTGATAATGTTTATATTTCAGATAAGGTAAAGCTAAAACGAAAAGAACTTCATAATTTTGATATGCAAGTGAGAAAAGCGTTTGATATGCTCGGAGAGGTTGAAACAAGCGGAAAGCCTGAAATTTGTATTGTCACTCCCGAAGAAATGCGAGTAAATGCTATTGCTTCATATATGCCAATGCAGAATGTTCTAAATGTCAATTCAGCATACTTTTCAACAAGTGATTTGTCAGGCTTACAAGAAAACTTGGCTTGTCCGCAAGACAGATTGAGTACAATTCTGCACGAACTGATTCATTGGCAAGACGCTAAAAATTACAGAGCAAAATTCGGAAGTATTAACGATTATTTTGAATATTGCGATTACCTTAATAAAATTTATGCTCCAAAGGTTGAAAAATTGATAAATAACGGTTATAATATAGAGGATATAAGTGAGTATGCTTTTGAATGCTTAAAAGATAAAGCTATGGATGAAGTGTATAACGAGTACAGAGTCAGCAAACTTTTAGGGTGATGATGGTATGAGATTGATACAAACTGAAGAACAAAAATCTCTATGGAATGCGTTTAAGCCGTACCTTGTAACAAATGGTTTAAATGTCACTTTGCGTGAAGATGCTCCACAAGAAGCTAAAGATGCTGAAGCACTTTACAGTAAGCTTAGAGAGAAACAAAAAATGCAATATCTAAAAAATAGTGGCATAATCTAACCGCTCCGTAAAAAGGGCGGTTTTGTTATATGCAATTCACAAAAACAGCATAAAATTACGAATTGAGCATTTTATAATCGACAGCAATGTTGATTATAGGGTGCTTTTTGCATTTAAACCGGTCGAAATCGACCAGTTTAAAATATTGAAAAGGTGGTGACAGAATGAAAATCAGAGTAACAACAGCATTTAACGACAGGCAGAACGGTTATGTAACCCGACCTGTGAATGAAGTTTTTGAATGCTCAGAGCAGAGAGCAAAGGAACTCATTGACGGTGGTTTTGCAGAAGAGGTCAAGTCTGACGCTCCCAAAAAGCCGAGAGCCAAAGCAGTTAAAACAGAAAAAACAGAAAAAGCGGATTAAGCACTTTACGAATATGTAAGGTGCTTTTTTATTGTCCGAAGACATTAAACTACGGGAGACACCGTGCAAAACTGAAACAGAGAGACACTCTATAAACTGATTACGGGAGACACCCGAAAAACTGAAAGGATATGAAAAAATGGCAGAACCAAATCCAACACCAACACCCAATGAACCGACACCTGCACCGCAGGGAACTCCACAGGGAAACGCTCCTGCCTTTGATTACGACAAGCTCGCAAGCCTTATTACAGGCAAACAGAGCGTGACAGAGGACACCGTTTTGAAGTCGTATTTTAAGGAGCAGGGATTGTCAGCCGATGAGATGAAAGAGGCTATCGGTGCTTTTAAAAAGCAGAAAGCCGAGAACACTCCCGACTTTGCAAAAATGCAGTCGGAAGTTGAATCTGCAAACAACGCAAAGCTTATGGCAGAAGTCAACCAATCGGCAACCCTCGAAGCCGTAAAACAGGGCGTTGACATTGCAACAGTTCCTTATGTGCTTAAAATTGCAGACTTTTCAAAGGCTGTGACAGACGGCAAGGTCAATGCGGAAAAGCTGACAGAGGCTGTTAAAAAGGTGCTTGACGATATCCCCGCACTCAAGGGCAAACCTGCCGAGAACGGCACAGGAGTTAAGAAAATCGGCGGTGACGGCAACGGTACATCGGACGGTACAAAACCAAAGGCAAATGTTCCTACCAAAAAATGGAACAGATTTAATATTTAACCAAAGAAAGGATTGAAAAAATCATGGCAAACACAAATAACTATGCCGAGCAGTTCAGCCCTGATCTGCTCGAAATTCTTGTTCAGGGCACACTTACATCACCATTCATCACTTCAAATGTAAAGTGGGTTGGCGCAAGAACTTTCCACTTCACACAGATGAGCACATCAGGCTTTAAGAACCACAATCGCAACGGCGGTTGGAACAAAGGCAAATATACACAGACAGATGTTCCTTTCACTTGCGAGCACGACAGAGATATTGAGTTCCTTGTGGATAAGGCAGATGTTGATGAAACAAATTCGACTGCAAGAGTTGAGAACATTTCAAAGACATTTGAGCAGACACAGGTTGCTCCCGAAACAGACGCACTTTTCTTCTCAAAGGTTGCAGCAAAGGCTCAGGCAACAGACGGCTACCATTCTTCAACAAAGACATCGGAGTGGACTAAGGAGAACGCTTATTCAAAGCTCAAAACAATTCTCTCTGCCGGCAAGCTCCGCAGATACAAGGCAAGAGGCACACTTGTTGCCTATGTGACATCTCACATTATGGACTGCCTTGAACAGTCAACAGAGTTCACTCGCAAGATTGAGCTTACACAGATTGCAGAGGGCGGTATCGGCATTGAAACAAGAGTGACCGAGATTGACGGTTGCCCTATCATCGAGGTTATTGACGATGAGCGTTTCTACGATAACTTCAACTTTAACCCCGATGACGGCGGTTTTGAGCCTGCAACAGGCGCTCACAAAATCAATGTTCTTGTTGCCTGCGGTGAAACCTGCAAGACTGTTCCGAAGATTTCAAGCATTTACTTCTTTGCTCCCGGCTCACACACAGAGGGTGACGGCTGGCTCTATCAGAACCGTTCACTTTCCGACACATTCGTATTCCCGAACGGCAAGGACGGCAAAATTGACAGCATTTATGCCGATGTTGACACAACGGCGGTTGCGTAATGTATGCCGATTACATTGAACATCAGGGTGGAGATGAAAACAGTATTATCTCTGCCGAACACATTGATGTTCTGACTTTTAACCGCATTGATTTTGAAAAACTTTCGGAAATGCAGAAGAGAATCATCGGCAGAGTGCATGGCAGACTTACTGCTTTTGAAGAAGAAAATGCCGATATGATTTCTTCCTATCTGAAAAGCTATTCAATCAACGGTACATCAATGGAATTTGGCGCAAGCTGGAATTTAATGTGTATCAGCGGAGTGGCAATTCCTGCCGACCTCTATGCGTTGCTAAAATCAACAGGACTTTGTTATCCTGCAATCTGAAAGGTGCGTGAAAACCGTGAAATTTCCGTCACTTGTAAAAAAGCAGTTCTGCAAAACTCCTGTCGAGGTCACAATCTACGGTGAGGGTGTTACCGAAGACGGAGCACCCCTGACCGTGTTTGAATGCAAAAATCTGTATCCCTCCGACAGCTTGTACCCGTCAGCAACCCTGCACGGTGGCTCTGCCTTGTGTAATATGCAGTCAAAGGCAAAGACGGTCTATACCAAAGAGCAGAAAATTGTTCAGGTGTCGGCTGTCTTGCTTTTTGACGGCGACATTGCTCCCGACAGCCCCACTTTAAGCGGTGGCTTTGTAATCCTTGACGGCGTAAAACGAAACATCGTACAGGGTACAAAACACCGCAACCCCGACGGCAAAGTTAATTTTACGGAATTGGATGTGATTTAATGGGATTTTCGGTATCATCAAAAATCAAACTCAATATGCCTGTTGTAAAACAGCTTGATAGGGCAAAGCAACAGGCTCTTGAACAGACAGGTGACGCACTTCTTACACGGGTGAAAAACAAGCAGGTAATGCCGTTTGATACAAGCATACTTCAAGACGATAGTACCGCTGTTGATTATTCACAAAGTGCAAAGGGGATAGTTAAAATTGTGTCAGATACTCCGTATGCAAGACGGTTGTATTTTCATCCCGAGTATAATTTCAGCCGTAAGGAAAACATTGCCGCCGGCGGTAAATGGTTCTCACCGTGGCTTGAGGGCGGTACACGGCAGAATTTTTGCAGTCGGGCATTTGTGAGATTATACAGAAAGGAAGCAGGACTTTGATTTACTTATCGGACATCAGAGATTGGCTCAAAAGCGTTACCTCAGCCGAGCATTATTACATCGGCAAACTTGACAATAAGCAGGACAGGTCAATCGGTGTGTATTCATTAAAGCAGTCGGGAACACCCACAAGGGCAATCGGCGGTGAAAGCACCTACGATACAATAAGCGTGTCTTTGCTTATCCATTACACCGACAACGCAAGAGAAACCGAGGAGTTTGCACGCAGACTTTACGAAACGCTTTACGACATTAAAAATGTTGAAATTAAGGAACACAAAATCTATATAATCGAACTGCTCACGGAAGAACCCGTTGATGTGGGAACAGACGACAAGGGTGTGTATGAGCAGGTCATTGAAGTTAAATTTTATTACGAAAGGAAGTAATTTTATGGCAAAAGTTGAATCGGGAGTATTCCCATGCTATGAAAATCAGTTTGCGGTTGGCAAGGCAGGAACAGAATCCGCCACGACAAATATTGCTAACTGCGAAGAATTTTCTGTTGCATTTGACAACGGTGTCGAGGAATGGACAGCCTTTGAAAACGAGGGCTGGAAGTCAAGGCTTATGACAGCAAAGTCAATCACAATTTCGGTAAAGGGCAAGCGTACAATCGGTGACGCAGGCAATGACCAGATTGCCGCCCTTGCATTTGAAAACGGCAGAAAGGCAGAAGTTTCGTTTATGTGGACCTTCCCCAACGGTGCAACCGTCCTCTTTAAAAATGCAGTTGTATCCGTTACATCAAACGGTGCAGGCGCAAGTACGGGTGTTGCTCCGCTTGAATTTGAAGTTATGTCAAATGGCAAGCCGGTATATACAGCAGCCGCTTAAAAAACGAAAGGAATGAACGATTATGTCAAAGTTAATTGATATTACAGACAAGCTTAATTTTGAGGAAAAGCCGAGTGTCAGAGTTAAAAATGTTGACCTTGCAATCAACAATGACGCAGTTTCAATGCTCAAAGTTGCGGCACTTTTTGAGGACGGCAACGGTAAAAGTAAAGATGTTATCGAAATGTATCATCTTCTTTTTGATGAATCCGAGAGAGAAAAGATTGAAAAGTTAAAACTGAATATGCACGATTTCAACGCCCTTATCAGCGAATCTGCCAAAATTGCAACAGGCGATTTGACTGACGAGGGGGAAGTTCAGACCCCGGCTACGACCTGATTGATGACTTTGATTTAATCGTGTCGAGCTTTCGCTCGGAGTACGGGGTCAGCATTTATTCAAAGGATTTTGCAAAAATGAGTTGGAATGAGTTCTGCTCACTTCTGCAAGGCTTAGGACCCGAAACACCGCTTGCAAGAACGGTTCAAATTCGCCTTGAAACCGACAAAGAAGTCTTGAAAAACTTTACTTCGTCACAGCATAAAATCCGCAACAAATGGCGGTCAAGGAATGTAAAGCACTATTCAGACGAAGATATGAACACCGTTCTTGCAGAATTTCAAAACTTTTTTGCTAATCTGTAAATTTGTACATAAATTTCGCTGTATCTACAAAATTCTTGACAATGTTAATATATAGTGATAAAATGTAACATACACTAACAAATTTATTAAGGAGAGTGTATGTTTATGAAATGTCCACATTGCGGAAACGAATTAAAGGACGATGCAAAATTTTGCGACAAGTGCGGTGCAGGCTTTGGCGGAAACGATTCAACCTCGGCAACCGTAAATCCTGTAAATGCGAAGAAGAAAATTTACAAGCGTTGGTATTTTTGGGTTATTATCGTTGTTGCTATTATGATTGTTGGCGGTGTAAACGGTGCAATTAACGGTAACAGCGGTTCAAACAAATCAAAGCAGGAAACTACTGTTGCAAATCAGAGTTCAGAAAAAGCAACTGAAAAAGCGACAGAAGCACCGACCACAAAAGAAGTTGCAACAGAAAAGCCTACTAAAGACCCGAAGAAGGTTGAAAAAGAATTTAAAGACGGTTGCAAAACAGTCGACTTTAAAACTCTTTCAAGAAACCCTGACAAGTACAAAGGTAATGACTACAAGTTTGAAGGTCAGATTATTCAGGTTCAGGAAGGTTGGGGCGATTCGGTTGACCTGAGAATCAATATAACCAAAGAAGGAAATGAGTATCTTGATGAACCATTGTGGACTGATACAATCTACGCAACTGTAGAAATTCCTGACGGTGCGGACAAACTCCTTGAAGATGATGTAATCACATTCTGGGGAACTTGTGACGGCGACTATACATATGAAACCGTAATGGGCAACAATGTGTCACTTCCGAAAATCGACATCAAATACTACGAACTCAACAACTAAAACAAAAAGCCACTCCAAATGGGGTGGCTGTTCTTTTGCAAAATTTTTAAGCGTACATCATAGCGGTGTGCGCTGTTTTTATGCCTGTTTTTAAAAAATCTAAAATGAAAGGAAGTGGTGAATATGGCGACAAAGGCGGGTGAAATTGAGCTTGATGTCAGGCTTACGGGTGATGATATTTCCAAAACATTGCATAAGATTTCCGATTCAATTACAAAAAAGTTTGATTCGGCATTTTCAAGTCTTTCAAAAGATTTTGAAAATGTAAGCACGGATATGAAACAGTCCTTTTCAAAGGTTTCGGAGGGCGTTTCTCAGAAAACCGAGAAAGAGTTTTCAAACATCAAAGGCAGCAGTGAGCAGTTAAGCAATTCGGTTTCATCTTCGTTTAAGAAAATCGGTACAGCTGTGGTTGCCGCCTTTTCCGTTGCCAAAATCAAGGAGTTCGGTCAGCAGTGCATTGAATCGGCTGCGGAAGTCAATGCGGCAAATTCGCAGTTTGAGCAGACATTCGGTACAATGCAGTCACAGGCAGAATCAGCCATTCAGAGCGTTGCCGATCAAAGCGGTATTCTTGAAACCCGATTACAGGGTGTCGGCACAAGCATTTATGCCTTTGCAAAAACTACGGGTATGGACAGTTCAAGTGCTTTGAGAATGATGCAGGAGGCTTTACAAGTAACAGCCGACAGTGCCGCATATTACGACCGTTCGCTTGAAGACACCGCAGAAAGCCTGAAATCGTTCTTGAAAGGCAACTTTGAAAATGACGCCGCACTCGGTTTGTCCTGTACTGAAACCACACGAAATGCGGCGGCTAATAAGTTGTATGGCAAGTCATTTACGGATTTGTCGGAATCGCAGAAACAGCTCACGCTTTTGCAAATGGTCAAGGACGCTAATCAGCTTTCGGGTGCTATGGGACAGGCAAGCCGTGAAGTAGACGGTTGGGAGAATGTAACGGGCAACCTCAGAGAAAGTTGGAAACAGCTCCTTGCCGTAGTCGGTCAGCCTATTCTTCAGGTGGCAACTCAGGTTGTAAAGCGGTTGAGTTCCGCACTTGCAACTTTAACGGAATATGCCAAAGGTGCGGTTGAATCGCTCTCAAAGGTCTTCGGCTGGGATACAGGCAATAACACCGCAAGCAATATCAAATCTGCGTCCGATTCTGCCAAAAGCCTTACGAATACGGCAGATGACAGTTCAAAGTCACTTGATAATGTTCAGAAAAGTTCCGAAAAAGCAAAGAGAAGTGTTGCGGGCTTTGATAAGCTGAATGTGCTTTCAAGTACCGATAGTTCTTCAAAGTCAGATACATCTTCATCAAAAAGCTCATCGGGCGGACCTGTTGCAAAGAATGTTGTCAAGGACACAAGCAAAAACCTTTCGGGGACATTCAAAAATCTATACGAAAAAAGCGGATTCAAAGGCTTTGTCGAGAATGTACAGAAAGGTATTAACAAGGTTGATTGGTCAGCTATAGGCAAGAACTGCAAGACTGTTTTTGATAATGCTGTTCCAATAGTTCAAAAGGCATTCGGCACAATGCAAAAGGTCGGTTCTGCAAAACTCGGGACAATCGGCTCTGCATTCGGAGCTGTTGCAACAATCGGCGGAAAGTCGTTTCAGACCATTTCAGGCGGTGTTGCTAAGTGGATTTCAAAAGACAGGGAAAAGATTATCGGCTTTATCGACACCATAGGCAACAATCTTACAAACGGCTATAACAACCTTTCAACATTTTTTGATAATTTCGGTACACTTGCAGGTAATGCAATTGACAATGTTCGCCCTCAAATGGAAGAATCAATTTTCAATCTTTTAAGCGGCCTTACAACCTTTGCGGGCTCAGTCGGCGAAGTTGTTTCGGGTGCGTTTTCAACTGCAACCGAAAGCCTTGTTGAATGGACTGAAAATGACGGTGCAACAATCACAGAATTTCTTGAAAATTTACAATTGCAGTTTGCAGATGTGTTTAACTTTATCGGTCAGATTTTCGGAGATATTGGAACAATTATCAGTAATTGGTGGAACGGCAACGGACAGCAGATTTTTCAGAATATCTGCAATATGTTTACCAATATCGGCACAACACTGATGAATGTTTACAATCAATGGATTAAGCCTGCGTGGGATTTTATCGTAGCAATCGTAAAATCAGCTTGGGAAAACTGGCTGAAGCCTGTTTTTGAAGGTGCAATAAACTTCTTCGGCAAGGTTGCAGACTGTGTTTCAATCGTGTGGAATAACTTCCTGTCACCGTTTGTAAACTGGCTTGTCAGTTTTTGGGGACCTATATTTCAGAATGTTTTCAATGCCGTAAAAAGGGTGTTTGATAATGTGTTTACATTTATCGGTGGCTTGGTTACCTCTATACAGAAAACATTCGGCGGTCTTATTGACTTCATTACAGGTGTTTTCTCAGGCGATTGGAAAAAAGCATGGCAGGGTATCTACGACTTCTTCAAAGGTATTTGGGACGGCATTTGTGCCGTGTTTAAGTTTATTATAAACGCTATCATTGACGGCATAAATGCGTTGTGGACGGGCATTTATAATTTCGTTTCGGGTGTTGTTAATTCAATCGGCGGAATTGCGGGTGTTATCGGCGCGGCATTTGGACAGGATTGGAGCTTTTCAATGCCTGAAAATCCGCCTCTTATTCCGAGATTTGAAGAACCCACGGAATCACCGGCACGAAAATTTGCAAAAGGCGGTATTGTTAAGGCTCCGACACTTGCGGTTGTCGGCGATAACGCAGGCGCTAACAGCGGTAACCCTGAGGTTATTTCCCCTCTTAACAAGTTACAGGGTATGCTCGACAATTCGGGCGGTCAGGATACAGTGATTCTCACACAAATTCTTGACCTGCTTAAACACATTTATGAAATGTTCATTATCTTTCGCAATAACGGCGGCAACACTTATTCGTTTACTGCCGAGCTTGAGGGTTCAACGCTTTTTGAAGAAATGATAAGACAGGATGAGCTTTACAGACGCAGACACAACGGTAAATCCGCATTCGCATAAAGGGGGAAATGATATGTCAAATTATAACGGCTATTTGCTTAAATTCGGCAACAACATAATGCCGAATAAGTACATTACCGCATTTTCGTCAACTCCGAATCAGCGACTTGAAACTTCTGCGGAACGAGATCAGAACGGTACGCTTCAAAGGGCAACGCTGCCAAATTACAAAACAAAAATTTCGTTTTCAACTCACATTCTTCATCTTGACGAAAAGATTGATTTTCAGTCGATTATCAACCTCTCAATGGCGAATAAGTTACAGAGAAAGTGCAGGGTAACTTATTGGAACGATGAAACGAACAGCTATTACACCTCTTATTTTTATATTCCCGATATTGAATATACCGTAATGGATGCCGAAAAGAATGATATAACCTATCAGCCGATTACTGTTGAGCTGATTGAGTATTAAGGGGTGATTCTTAAAAATGCTTGTATCTAAAGAAATTGCTGATAAGCTGAAAACAAACACACTTTACAACACCGTTGCCCTGCATTCTCCTGACGGCAGTTTTGAGGATATAACAGGTGAAAGTATCGTGCTTGACAGTTTTTCGCTTGAAAATGAAATCGTTGAAAAAGAATTGAAATTCGGCGGTTGCATAGCCTCTGAAATGAGCGTGAAACTCATTGATTATGATTGCTCGGCTTTGATAGGAAAGACGGTACAGGTCATCATAACGGCAACATATCTTGAATCAGAGTTGTATCCGTCAGATGATTTGTACCCGTCAAATACTCTTATTTGTCCTGCCGAAACAGGAACGGTTGAATGTCCTGTTTTCTACGGTAAAATTCAGTCGGCTCAAAGAGATAAAAAACAGCGTAACATCGTCAAAATCACAGCCTATGACGCTTTTTATGATATGTCAAAGGTGGATATGTCTTTGTGGTTTGCAGGCAAAGAGAACGAGGACGGCAGTTTTGCTTATGGTTATGCGCACTATCAAAAAGACGATAATTTTAAGAACTTTTATTCAATAATCGCAGAATTTGCCAAAGATTATGCAATTACAGGGGTTTCACCGCCGAGCTTATCTGTCTTTAGTGTACCGCTGAAATTTGATGATACCTGCGTGGAAAAGGTTATAAAGGACATTACCTTGTCAGATTTAATCCAAGCTTATGCAGAATTAACTTTGAGCTTTGCCGTTATAGATGCCGACGGAAAAATGCGTTTTAAAAGGCTGTATTCTCAATCTTCCGTTGAAACAATCGATTCGTACAAAGATTTATCCTTTGAAGATTACGAACTTGAGCCTATCCGTATGTACAGTGCTAAGTTTGCTGATAAAAAAGCGTTTTTGTATGGCAACAGTAACGATTTTTCGTGGTATGTTTCCGATAACATTTTGATGAGGTGCAGAACAACAGCAAGTGATATCGGCACAAAATATAATTCTGTTAATTTTTTTGGTGATGTATATAAATACCGCCCGACAAAAATTAAGCTGTTTTCGTATTGGTGGCTTGAGGCAGGCGATAAGTACACAATTAAAACTCCGTTTGAAGATTTGCCGACAATCGAAACATTTGTGTTCAATAAGAAAATGGACGGATTTATAACTGCCCTCACATCAAAGGGCGAAAAACGATTAGGAAAGGAAGTAAAAGAAAATGAACAAATACAATAAAATTGTCTTTGTGAACGGCTCTGCTCCGCCCCTCAATGCCGACAACCTCAACCATATGGACGAGGGGATTGAACAGGCAACAGACGGGGCAATTGCACTTGAAACCGAAATAGCCACGGCAAGAGGCGGTCAAAATTCACTCGGAGCAAGGCTTGATAAAACAGACAAGAGTATTGCCCGAAAGCTCGATTCAATGCCGTTTGACAGCGAGCCAAAAAATAACAGCCCGTGTTATCTCACAAGTGGTACGGTTTACAATGCTCTGCTTGTTAAAGCCGATAAAACCGCCTTGGCGACTAAATACGATTCGTCAAATATCGAACTCGGCACAGCTACTCTTACTCCGTACTCTACTCAGATTGATAAAATAAAATCTGCAACTTGCCTTTATGAAAGAATTGGCGATATCGTTATTGTAAATGTCACCGTCATTATGAACGCAACAACTTTAGGCGGAACATCTACAATAGCTTTGCTCAATATGCCTTTCTCAAACAAATCGGATGTGATTGTTCATGATATCGGCATAAGCAAAAACGGCGGAATGTTCAGAGGAAGTGTAAGTAAATCGGCTTGGTTGCAGTTTACTCCACTCAATAAACAGGCTTATAATTTCGTCGCTGATGAGCAGGTAAACTTTTCTTTGATTTACAAAATATAAAAATAACGGAGGTATGAAAAATGGAATTAAAAGAAAAAATCACACTCGATATGCTCACAAAGGACAGCGTGTCGGTACTCAGACAGCAGTTTTTGACCTTTAACGGTGAAGAAATGCAGGTTGGCGGAAACATCCGCAATGCATATATGAACAGCAAATCAGGCAGAGAACAGCTCAAAACGGTGTTGTCTGATGAATACTATAACGCTGTCATGGCAGTTTGGGGCGACAATCCAACCGTTGACGAGCCGATAGAAAGCGAGGTGTAAGCAATGAAAGAAAACATTTTACAGGCACTATTTGCCACGGTGTGCGGTGCTATTGTCGCATATCTTAACATCTTGCTTGTGCCGTTTGCGGTGATGATTGCGGTAATGATTATCGACTATATCACAGGAATGGCACAGGCATACATAAGCCACACGCTGAACAGCCGTGTCGGTGTAACAGGCATTATCAAAAAGGTAGGCTATATCGTAGCTGTAGCGGTCGGTATTGTTGCCGACTATCTCATCAGTTCGGCACTTGTCAACTGCGGAATTGACTTGCGGATTAACTACTGTATCGGCATGATTGTTACGATTTGGTTTATCATCAACGAGTTGATTTCAATCTTAGAAAATCTCTCGGAAATCGGTATTCCATTGCCGAAATTTTTGGTGTCAATCGTCAAGAGATTAAAGACAACAGTCGAAGTAAAAACAGATGAAAGCGAGGAGTAATTATGGTTTTATCTAATACTGTTGACAAAATGTTAAGCGAAGATTACAAAGAAAGGTTTATCGCTGAATATCAGCAGTTATCAATCCGCCACGACGGCTTAAAGAAAATGCTTGATAACTGGGATAAAGAGAATCTGAATTTTATTCCGACTTGCCCACGCAGTACATATGACTTGCAAATTAAAGCAATGAGCGATTACAGAGCCGTACTTGAAGCAAGGGCAGTTATGGAAAATATCGACTTGAAAAAATTATACGCAGAAAGCGAGGAATAATTATGAGTAATTCAAAACTTGTTAATTACACAAAATTAAGCCCAAACCACAGTGGTAAACGCACACACAGTATTGACCGCATTACTCCGCATTGCGTTGTAGGTCAGTGCTGTGTCGAAACCCTCGGCAACATCTTTATGAATACAGCCTGTGAGGCAAGCTGTAACTACGGAATCGGCTATGACGGCAGAGTGTTGCTTTGTGTAGATGAGGGCAATCGCTCTTGGTGTTCATCAAGCAATGCCAATGACCAGAGAGCAGTCACAATCGAATGTGCAAGCGACACGGTAGCTCCGTACACAATGAACAGTAAAGTGTACAACAAACTTATTACACTATGCGTTGACATCTGCAAGCGTAATGGCAAGACTAAACTGCTTTGGTTTGGTAATGAAAGCAAGACGCTAAATTATTCACCAAAGTCAAATGAAATGGTATTGACTGTACATAGGTGGTTTGCGAATAAATCTTGTCCGGGCGACTGGCTCTATAACAGGCTCGGCAATCTTGCAGACGAAGTAACCGCCGAGCTGTGCGGTAAAACATCAAATAAGGAGAATGAGGAAATGATTAAATACGGCGCACACAATACAGCAACACTTGCGTTTAAGAAGCAGTTGATTACTTTATACAATATGAGAATCATCAAGACGAAAGTCGATAATTCAAACGGTTTCGGTGACGGCACTTTGAAAGCTGTAAAAGAGGCACAGAGAGCAGGTAAAGTCACAGTTGACGGTATCGTTGGCGAGAAGACCATCAATGCTATCTATCATCTCATCAATGACGGTATTCGAGCAAAAGACAACAAAATTGCCAACGCAAAAAAGGCACTCGGCTAATTAAAACCTAAAGGACATTCTTAATGTCTTGACAAACACATGATTGCAAAAAAAATCCCCTCATCCGCCGTAAAAAGCGAGTGAGGGGAGTTTTGTCATTTGTAGATTTGTTAGCTACTTGTTAGCTGTGTGTTAGCTACGATATGTATTTTTCCGTGTTTTAGAGTGATTTAAGTATAGCAAAACCCCAGTAAATATCGTATTTACCGGGGTAAAAAGTTATGGTGCAGGTAACCCTGACAAGTGGCTTATTTATCGGCTTTTTATGGTGTGACAGTAAAGTTGACAGTGCATTTTCGGACAGTCATACTATTGCAATGTTATTGCTCTTCATATAGCTGTCAGCTACAGCAAGATTTTCCATACTGTATTTTTGGAAAACATCACAGTATGTATCAAGCGTAATTCTTATATCAGTATGACCGAGAAGATTTTGCAGTACCTTTGCAGGCATACCTGATTCAATACATCTTGTTGCATATGTGTGACGAAGTGAATGTAAATCAACCTTTCCGTAAACACTCTTATCAAGTATATCATACTTTTTCAGCGTGTTTGCGTATTGATAATTTACCTGATTAGTTGTGACAAGTTTATCCACACTTGAAGCAAATATAAGACCGTCTTTTTTATCTCCGATACACTGTTTTAAAAAATCAGCCATATCATCATTAAAATAGATTGTACGCATACCTGCTTTAGTCTTTGTGGAATTACTTATATATGTTTTACCGTTAAGACCTCTGCTGACAGTTTTACAAACTCTAATTGTACGGTCATTAAAGTTTATATCTCCTACCTCTAAGGCGTTAATTTCGCCCATACGCATGCCTGTAAACATTGACAAAAGCATTTGTTCCGAATAGCGTATATCCTCGCTTTTGAGAACATCTATCAGCTTTTTCTGTTCATCAACAGTCAATGCTCTTACTTTTACAAGCTCCTGCTTTGACTTTGGCTTTCTGATGTTCAGCATAATGTTTTCTGTAACAATTTTCTTTCTTACAGCTTCATTGAAAACTGACTTTAAAAGCTGATATGCTTTATCCAAATATGACTGCGAATAAGAGATTTTAGAAATGAAAAAATGCTTTATTACATCTTCCGTAATCTCACGCATTGCTAAATCATAAATAGGACTCATTGACTTTAAGGTTTCATTCTTGCGGTCATATGAAGTTTGCTTAATCTCATTAAGAGAGAATTGTTCTTCAATCATCTTTTCGGCAAGCTCATAGACAGTTGTGTTATCGGGTTCGTCAAAAAATCCTGCTTTTGCCTGAATACGATATTCAAGCAACTTATTCTTAACAATGCGTTCGGTTTTACCGTAAGCCGTCTTGCGTTTTTTCTCACCGTTAATTTCAAGCGTTATCTGACCCGCAAAGCATTTTCTGCTTTTAACATAGTATACAGAACCGTCACCGTAATCAAGTTTATTGCATTTAGACTTAGGCTTTGTGCTTTTAGTACTGATAAAAATCGTTCCTTTCCAAACCGTAAAGCACAAAAGATTTTTACTATATCAGTATTGTATAGCCTTAAATCTTTTGTGTCAATACGGTTGCTTAAATATTATGTAAATGCTTTAAATGCTCATACCCTTCTTTTCTGCGACCAGTTAAGAAAAGCATTTAGCTCAACTTTAAGATTTTTACCTACCCGTATTAAAGGGAAATCTGCTCTCAACATAATATTGCGTGCAGTAGGCAAGGAACAACCAAGTGCTTCGGCAACCTCTTTAGTACCGATGAATTTAATCTCTACACTCATATTAAGTCCTCCTTTTTATCGGGAAGACTTTCTGCAAGTTTTAGAAACTCTTCACAAGCATAACGCCTGCCGTTTTCATCTTTTGAAGGTCTTTTAGAGCGGTAGTTATCTCCGTGAAGAGGTATTCCTAATTTACCTAAAAAGTATCGTAAGTCTTCAAAACTGTAGCCGTTATAAGATGTACCCATTTTTTGACCGTTACTCATGTCGATTATCCAATATCTCTGACACGCTCTGTACCGTAATGCCTTATAACCCAAGAGCACCGGCTTTAATTCATACCCAGCTTCTCGAAACACTTCCTTAATACGCCAACTGGAATAATAATCATATGTCGAGATGAAAGTTAAATCGCTAAGCTCGCTACCGCCTGTATATTCGAGAATTTCATCGGAATCATCTTCATCACACATATTCTTTTCTTCAATCATATACATCACCTTCCACTTCGCAATGAGGATACTTGATACCTTCAAAGAGGGCATATTGCAAAATCTCGTCTGCAACAACTGGGTTAATAATAAAATTATCGAAGTCATATTCTTGACGAAAAGCTATCTTATTTGCAAATGCAATATAAATACCTCTTAAAAAGCGCTCTAAATCTAAGGCATATTGCTCTCCGTTTCGGGTATAAATATGGACATCTCCACCCTCGGCAATCGGAAATAATATATCGTCAGTGCCTTTGGCATCACCCACATACCGAGTTGCTTCTACCCAATGCTGTGCGTTACCGAAAAAGGCTAAGTATAATATGTGGCTTAACGCTTTCTCTGATAACTTCAAACTTTTGTATACCACGCTATTGTAATAAAAAGAGTATACACATACTTTCACTTTGTGGCTTCTATGCCACTTTTCACTTAAATTTCCATACATAGTGAAAACTCCTTTCTGAATTATAAATATAAAAAGAATATTGAGTTAAAATATTTAAGTATTTCGGTTTCTCGGTTTTTCGGTTTTATATTTATTTGAATTAGTTAGTTTTTAGGAAATAGGTTTCTCGGTTTTAAATGTTTTACTCCATATCCTTTGAATAGAACGAGCGTTCAAATTCTTCGTCTGATACTATCTGAGTATCTACAATGTTTTTGTTACTGCTTGTGTTTATTGCCGTTAGTATAAACGGATTGTCACTTTCGGAAATCTTATTTACAATCTCGGCAACATCAATCTTTGTAAGGTCAACACTGACAAAGCAATCTGATAAACTTTGCTGTGATAAGCTGAGAACATTCTTTTTAAGCCAAGCCCTTATCTGAGGGTTAATTTCAAGTTTTTTCTTATGGTATTTCTTGTATATTTCATACAGAATACTCCAAAATTCAACAACAGCCTTATCACCCCATATAATGCTGATTTTATATATCAAAGGAAATAAACCGCTACCGTAAATAATGTGCTGAATACTTTTGTTAAGACTGTTGTTTTTAGGACTTTCACAACGCAGGGCAGGGTAGTTACTGTTTTTTGATATTTCAATCAAATATTGTGTGAAATCCGTGTAATGCTCTGTTGATACATCAAAAAAGCGGTATCTGTCACAAATCTTACTTGCTATGAATTGTGACATTGAAATGTCATCGAAAACACTTTTTAATTGTTCAGTTATCTGGTGTGCGTACTTCCCTCTGAAAGAGGTTTCAATCCTTACCCAATTCTCACAATTAAGAGCTTCATCAAGTCTAAATCCGTTAGTACTTATCTGTTCATTCTTTTTATTATAGACTCGCAATAAACTTTGAGAGTTTTCGGCTCTGCTCCCAATGTAAAGAGTTTCTGTAGCCAAATCGTTTTGTACTGCGGAAATCTTTCTTTTAGAATGTCTGTCATTGCAGTCAACTATGATATACTGTTCATTTTCCAATTTATCGTATATACTGTGCGGAGATAAATCATCGAAATTTTTATAATCAGCGGTTAAATCAATTCTGCTCAATCTAAATTTGTAAAAAGGGCTGTCAATCATACGCAAAAATTTTGCTAAATTTACGCTCTCACCGTACATCTGATAATATCGCTCCTGATAAGTTGCCCACGCTTGGGCAGTAAACCTAACAAGTATGCCCATGTGTACAAAATTATCGTGCATAGCTATGGCAAAATAATAGGGGGCGTTTTCAATGGTAAATGCCTGTGAGTAAGCCTGTGGCTTTTTATCATGCATTTCTACCACTTTACCGAGCAACATTTCTATGTCCGCCTTATAGATAAATTCCTGTATCATTGAATAAGCTGTACTTTGCCAATCGTTACAAACATCATCAATCGGATAAAACAAAACTAAAGAAAATTCATCAACACCGACTGTTACTTCTTTACCCATTCATATAATCACTCCTATAATATCGAACACATATTCGATGAAATTATATATAATCCCCTTCATTAAAGTGAGGGGATTGACTTGCCGTCAGGCGGTTCGCACCTTGACGGTGCTACCGCCCACGGCAAAGACTTACCCAGCCTTTTTAGGTGGATTAACAGGCTTAATATCGCTTGCCGAAGCACTTATGCGGTAACCCTGCGGAGTCCAATACAGCGTTAGAACTAAGTCGGTAAATGAAACGAATACTGCTTCATCTTCCTGCAAATCAAGCCTTACATCACCGAGAATTTTCACAGACAATTTTTCATAGGCACGATGCGGTAAAACTACCTCATATTTATAGCCCGAAATGTTGTCTGTTCTCTTTCCGTTGTCATATTCGTATGCAGGTAAAACTGACACCAGCATTAAATCTGTGCCTACTGTCTTGTAGGCGTCAATAACTATATTTTTAATATCCATAGTTATTACCTCCCATTATTAAAAATTGTATTTACTCACAAAGAGCATTTTTTATAACCTTATCCGTAATTGACATATCTCTGATTTTAGGAATGACTATTTCAACCGTAGGTTGTCCGTCAACTCTCAAATATCCGTGACCTCTCGGCTTTGGTTCTATCAAATCGGCTTCATCAGAAAACAACATACGTGCAGATTCTTTTGAAAGTCTGCCCAAACCAAGAGCTACCCCAAAATTATCTCTTGCACCTGAAAGAAAATTAGTAGTATCACACCTTTGCATTGCAAGCAATAAAAATATGCCCACTCCTCTTCCAAGCATTAAAATTGAAGCTAACTTCTGTTTAAATTCCTCTTGTTGTTTCTTTGGAACAGAAGCTAAAAATCCACTCCATTCGTCAAATACCAAAAAACACGCCTGATTATCAAGTGTGGGATTTTCCATACGATTTTGAAGCAAATCAAAAACCGTATTTACTCCCTCTGATACATTTTGATGTTTATAATATCTTCCACATTCTTGCATAGCAATAAAATCTATGCCCTTGTAATCACAAAGATATATCAATGAATTAGATATAGCTAACTGCTTCAATATATATTTTAAAGCGTATGTTTTGCCTGAACCTGTTGAGCCACACAAAAGGATATGCGGTGTCTTTTTGCAATTCACTTTTAAGGGAAGAACAAAACCCCGAGAAAGAGCCTTGTTATCAATGCCCAAATTAAAAGATGTGTTACACTTCATCATCATAAATATCACCCATATTAATATGATTATTATTATCACGCTTAGTAGCATTTTGATAATATATTGCAGAATTTTCAGTGCAGATATATAAAATATCAATTAACAAAATGTGATTATCTTCATCATAAAACACCCTGTCTGCATATATCGAGTAGCAAAAAGCAGTCACGCTTTTATAAATTGAAGGAAGACCTAAAACTCCATATTGTTTTAACTCACTTTGAAACAAGCGACTCAGAGTGATTTTAAGTAAATCATCATCGTAATCTGGTTTCTCTAAAAGATTTATACCATAGCGGTAAAAAACACAGTCTTGTCTTACACTGTAACCAATATAATTTACCGAAGAAATGTCTTGCACAGGAATATGTAAAATATCATTTCTCTTAAGTGTTTCATAAACAAATGCTTGCAAACACGGATAAATAATTTCAGAGTTTTTTGTCAGTTGCCGAGTAGAAAATTTGTTTGCTAACAGACGAATTGAAGTTTTAATGCTTTCATTTTTCAACAAATAAACTACGATATATGCAAGTAATGAAAGCGGTAAAACCGAAAAAACACAAAAACTTGCAATAAATAGGTTACCGAAAAAAGGGGACAACACTTCCGAAGCAATATCTTTATTAGCTTCCCAGTAAATAACAAACACAATTACTGATACAATTCCACCAATTGCGAGAGAACCAAAGAATAATTTGATATCGTCATTATTACTCTTTTTAAGCATTTACAATACCTCCATATATGCGTATCACTGATGATTAGTGCAACAGTGATACGCATTAAAATTTGTAAGCTATAGTACAAACACAGTAATGTTAGTTGTTTGTGTCTTCGCTTTTAAGCTCAGATTCGCTATGTAACAGAAAGCTTTGAATATACCCAACAGAGTATGCAAAACTCTGCACAAGACTCTCTTCCTTAAAGTTTGCACCGAAAATTTGAATAGTAATCACACTTTCATTCGGGCTAATATTAATCTCATAGTCTTTGCCTTTTGAATCAGCAGCTTCGAATGAAGCAAAATTGTAATCGTTTAACTCGAAATAGCTTTTAAGACAATTCAACATGGTCTTAAAATCGTTAATCATATCATTAAAGCTGATATGACTGTGATTAATAAAGGCGGATACCTCTACTGCTCCGTCATTCTCAATGTCTGCATTGAGATTGTAATCAAAACCATCAAAGTTTCCTGAAATCTCTTCAATATAAATATTTTTACACATTGTAAAAAACTCCTTTTTAACATAATTTTCTATTATAGAAATATTTTGTGATAATTACTGTTATAATTACTGTTATAATAAAAACACGGTGACTTATTGCGTACCATGATTTTCACCTCCAATATGTTCAGCGGTATGCAACCTGTTTGTTACCTGATGTTTTTGTAAAATCAGGTGTCAATTTTCTTTTGACA